AATAAGTAATACAAATAAAGAAATAGCAGATGTACGTGAATATTATGGTAAAAAAATTAGGGATATTCTTAATTATACTCCACAGCAACTTGACGATTTTTTCTCAAAGCGATATAAATAAAATTTGCTTTGACCATAAAACCGCTCAAAAAATAGCTGCAGATTTAGTTAAAGGTGATTCAGCAAAAGCTGAATTGCAAAAAACTCAAAAATTGGTTTTGCAACTAAATGAGACTATAGTTGAAAAAGATAGTGTCATAAATGATTATATTAAAAAAGATAGTACTTGTATAAAACAAGTAGCTACTTTTAATGAGCTTAAACAAAAACAAACCAGTATAATTACTGGTTTAGAAAAAGATGTTGAAAGTTTTAAAAGAGAAAACAAAAATCTTAAAACAGGTGTTAAATGGCTTGGTGGAGGGTTCGTGGGAGTGTTAATCTCTTTACTTACATTATCTTTAGTTAAGTAATATGGCTAGCGAACTGAAACAAGCAATACGAGAAGAATATATTAAATGTGCTGCCTCACCAGCATATTTTATGAAAAAATATTGCTATATTCAACATCCAAAACGTGGCCGGATTCAATTTAATCTATACCCATTTCAAGAAAGAGTTTTAACATTATTTCAAGAAAACCCATATTCAATGGTTTTAAAATCTAGACAGTTAGGGATTTCAACCTTAACAGCAGGATATTCGTTATGGTTGATGATGTTTTATCAAGATAAAAATGTACTTTGTATTGCAACTAAACAAGATACTGCAAAAAATATGGTTACAAAGGTTAAGTTTATGTATGATAATTTACCTTCTTGGCTAAAGTTTCCAACTAAACCTGATGAAGCAAACAAATTAACACTTCGACTACCAAACGGTTCCCAAATTAAAGCTACTTCAGCATCAAGTGATGCAGGTCGTTCAGAAGCAGTTTCTTTATTATTAATAGACGAAGCAGCTTTTATATATAATATAGGTGAAATATGGGCCTCAGCTCAACAAACTTTAGCTACTGGTGGAGGTTGTATTGCATTATCTACACCTTATGGTACAGGTAATTGGTTCCATAAAACATGGATTGCTGCAGAAATGGGTGAAAATAGTTTTTTACCTATTAGATTACCATGGAACGTACATCCTGAAAGAGACCAAACATGGAGAGATCAACAAGATGCTGATCTAGGACCTAAAATGGCAGCCCAAGAATGTGATTGTGATTTTAGCACCTCAGGTGATACTGTATTTTTATCTGATGATATTGATTTTTATGAAAAATCTTTTATAAAAGAACCACTTGAAAAACGTGGAGTTGACCAAAATTTATGGATTTGGGAACCAGTAGATTATTCTCGTAATTATTTAATAACAGCTGATGTTGCTAGAGGAGATGGAGCTGATTATTCTACATTTCATATATGGGATATAGAAACGTATAGCCAAGTAGGTGAATATAAAGGGCAAATTAGTACAAAAGATTTTGGCCATTTGTTAGTTGGAATTGCAACAGAATACAACAATGCTTTATTAGCCCCAGAAAATTCAAGTATAGCTTGGTCAACTATTCAAACAATTATGGATAGAGGATACCATAATTTGTATTATTCTCCTAAAGGAAATGCTTTAACAGTTGATACTTATTTTGATCCTTACATGGACCATAGTAAAATGACTCCTGGTTTTACAATGTCTTCTGCTACTAGACCTATATCAATTGGTAAATTTCAAGAAGCAATCAGAGATAAAGGTATTACTATTCAATCAATTCGACTTCTGGAGGAGATGAAAGTATTTATATGGAGAAACGGACGACCAGAAGCACAACCAGGATATAATGATGACCTAATTATGGCAGCTTCTATTGGATGTTTTTTAAGAGATACAGCTTTTAAATTAAGACAGAATGGAATGGAAATGACTAAAAGTATGCTTAACAATATAAGTACTCATAATTACGGATACTCAGGGGGTTATTCAAACCAACAACCAAATAAATATCACAATAACCCATTCAAAATAGATAATCCTTATTCAAATGATCAAGAAGATATTTCTTGGTTGATATAATAAATAAAAAATGGCAGATACTAGATTATTTTCAAGACTAAAAAGATTATTTTCAACAGATGTAATTATCCGTAATGAAGGAGGAACCCAACTCAAATTAATTGATATTAATAAAATCCAAATCTCGGGTGAATATGAAACAAATGCTCTAGTAGATAGATTTAACAGAATTTACACTAACTCTCACACATCAATATATGGATACCAAAGTAGCTTTAATTATCAAACATTACGCCCTACGCTTTATTCTGAATATGACTCAATGGATACAGATGCTATTGTCGCCTCTGCTTTAGACATTATAGCTGATGAAAGTACTTTACGTAATGATATGGGTGAAGTATTACAGATTAAATCATCTGATGAAGATATTCAAAAAATCTTATACAATTTATTTTACGATGTATTAAATGTAGAATTTAATTTATGGCCTTGGGTTCGCAATATGTTGAAATATGGTGATTTCTTTTTAAAACTAGAAATTGCTGAAAAATTTGGTGTATATAATGTTATACCATATAATGCATTTCATATTGAAAGACAAGATGGATACGATAAAGATCACCCTATGTCTGTAAGATTTAGATTTGATCCAGATGGTATTTCTTCCCCTTCAGATTACGGATATTACAATGTGCCTAACTCAGGAAATCACGCAAAAGATATTTTCTTTGACAATTATGAAATGGCTCATTTCCGTTTATTAACAGATACTAATTTTTTACCTTATGGCAGATCATATTTAGAGCCTGCTCGTAAGTTATTTAAACAATACACGATGATGGAAGATGCAATGTTAATTCATCGTATAGTTAGAGCACCTGAAAAACGTATATTTTACATTAATGTTGGAAATATTGCACCTGCTGAAGTAGAAAATTTTATGCAGAAAACGATTTCTAAAATGAAACGTACTCCATATATTGATCAACAAACAGGCGACTATAACTTAAAGTATAACATGCAAAATTTACTTGAGGATTTTTACATCCCAGTAAGAGGCACTGACCAAGCAACTAAAATAGATAATTTAGGTGGTCTGCAATACGATGGTATTCAAGATGTTGAGTATTTAAGAGATAAATTATTTGCTGCTCTTAAAGTTCCAAAAGCATTTATGGGTTATGAAAAAGATTTAACTGGCAAAGCAACATTAGCAGCTGAAGATATCAGATTTGCTCGTACAATTGAACGTATTCAACGCATTATAATATCTGAATTAACTAAAATTGCTTTAGTTCATTTATATGCTCAAGGTTATACTGATGAAAGTCTAACAAATTTTGAACTTTCATTAACTACTCCTTCAATAATATATGATCAAGAAAGATTAGCATTAATGAAAGAAAAAATAGAAGTAGCAAAAAGCATGATTGAAGCTAAAATATTCCCTACTGACTTTATATATGAAAAATTATTCCATATGAGTGAGGATCAATATGATGAATACAGAGACTTAGTTCTTCAAGATGCTAAACGTAAATTCCGTTTAACCCAAGTTGAAAATGAAGGAAACGATCCACTTGAAACAGGTAAATCTTATGGTACACCACATGATTTAGCCTCTTTATATGGAAGACAAAGATATGAAAGTGGAGAAGTACCTGAAGGATATGATGAAAAAGAACCTCTAGGAAGACCAAAAGAAAATGTAACTGATAGAAATACACAAGACAATGCTTTTGGCAAAGATAGAATTGGTACAGCAGGTGTAACTCAAGACAACGATGAATCAGATTCTATCAAACCTCAATACAAAGGTGGATCTCCTTTAGCATTAGAAACTAAATCAAAACGAAATAAAAACGTGTATGCTTTCAATAATATTAAAAATCAAAAGAAACAAATGATTTTTGAATCGGATGTTAAAGGAAATTCATTATTAGATGAATCACAAATACGAGAGTAATAATTTTTTACATATTTATAAATAAACAAATATTAGAATGCAAATAAAACATTCAAAGTATAAAAACACTGGTATACTTTTTGAACTTTTAGTTCGTCAAATCACTACAGATACGTTAGAAGGGAAAGATTCTTTAGCAAAAGATATACTTAAAAAATATTTTGTTAAAACAGAATTAGGACGTGAGTATAAATTATATGAAACACTATTAAAAAAAACTACATTAACTGAAGCAAAAGCTAATATTGTGATTTCTACATTAATAGATTCTTCTAAAACTCTAAATAGAGGAATACTTAAAAGACAAAAATATAATTTAATTTCTGAAATCCAAAAAAATTATGATTTAAACATATTTTTTAATCATAAATTACCTAATTATAAAGCATATGCTGCTTTTTATACATTATTAGAAATAACACACTCTCAAGTTTCTATTGATCCTGAACAAACCATTATAAATAAAGTTACTATACTTGAACATTTAACAGCTGCTCAAATTAAAGAAAATATTGTAAGAGATGAAGTACTAGAAGAAATAAAAAATTCTGATAAAGATGTTAAATTTCTTACATATAAAATATTAATGGAGAAATTCAATAATAAATATGACAATCTGAATCTTAACCAAAAAATCATTCTTAAAGAATACATAAATTCAGTAGACAATACTTCTCGTTTAAAAGAATTTTATACCACTAAAATAAACGAAATTAAAACTGAATTAAAAACCCTAAATAAAAAGACCCAAAACCCAGTTACTAAAATTAAAATTGACGAAATTATATCTATAATTACTCCCCCAGTAAAAAATGCTAAAATAACAGATAATGATTTAGTTGATTTATTGCAATACTGTGATTTAATTAATGAATTAGAAACTGTAAATGGATAAGTTAAAGGAAATAGTCCGTAAAAAACTCAAAGAAATGAGTGCTACTAATATAGGTGGTGCTACTGCTACATCTGGAGAAGGAATTGGAATGGCTACGAAACCTGCTTTTAATAAAAATAAAAATATTTATTATTATAAGTTAGGATTTAAACCTGTTTCTAATATTAAACCTAAATCTTACGATATTAAAAAATTGTGGGAAGAAGAAAAGGAAAAAACTGGAGCAGATAAATTTCAAGATGATAGAGTTAAAGAATTTGATCAAGTTGAAAGTTTACTTAAACAATTATCTCCACTTATATCAAACGCAAAAAACGAAACTATAGAATATTACGCTGCTAACCCGGGATCGTATGATATCTATAAACCGTCTTCAATGGTTTTAGCATATATTCAAAAAGCAGTAGATTTATTAAAACAAAAACAATGAAAAAAACATTACAAGATCAGTATTTATTAATTAAAGAGGGTAAAGGACATAAAGGTGTTTTCCTTGCAGATGCTAAACGTAATTTTCCCCATATTGTACCAAATTCTGCTACATTTGAGGAAGCTGCTGCTTCTCTTAAAACCAAAAACATTATCTCAGAAAATGTAATTGGTTTAACTGCTGTTGCTGGATATGAACCAAGAAAAAAAGAATCTTACGAAACGGCATTTGAGGCATTTTTGGCTGAAGCTAGAAAAGCAAAAGAAAATGAAGACGAGAAAGTAAAAGCAGAAGAGAAAAAAGTCTCTAAACCTGTAGAAAAAGATCTTGAAAAAAACTTTGACTATTCAGACGATAAAAACCCAGATAATTTGATATTTGATCAAATCATGATGGGATATTACGCTGAAATGAAAGATCCTAAAAATGCTGATAAAACAATGCAACAATTAAAAGACATTGTATTGAAAAATTTAGCAAAAGACCCAATTCACTATACAAAAGATGGTCAATTTGGTGTTAAAGATTTAGGATATGTGACTGAACATCCTGGTTTAGGTACTCCAAAAGAACCTAAAGGAAAATATGCTTCATCTGGATATGGTAATTTGAGTGAAGGTAAAGAAGAAAGAGGTGAAATTAAAACAAGCCTTGAAAAACAAATTAAAGAACCTTCAAGTAAAACAAAACCATCGGAAGAGCAAATTAAAGCTAAATTAAAACAAAAACGTGAAGAAGAACTTAAACGTAGAAAAGAAGCAGGTGAATCACTTGAAGAAATTTCATTACGTAAAGCTATTCAAGAAATGATTGATGCTGAATTAGAAGAAGCATATCAATTAGTAAATATTCGCCCACAAGTAAGTGATAAAGAAAGAGAAGAAAGAGATCCACAACCTTTTCTTACTGTATATTTAACAGCTTCGACTGAAAAATTAATGAAAAAAAACCAAGATCTAAGACTTTTAAGAAACCCCAAAAACCCAGAAGAAATTACAGGTATAGCTATTCGCTCTACATTATTAGTTTCTAAAAATTTAGAAACATTACCATATGATATAAATTCAATGTTTGCAAGTTTTTTAAATACTGCTAATAATATTGGGGGTAAAATTAATCTTCCTACAAAAGAAGGAACTATAGACAATTATACTGTTTTAAATAATGTTAATGTAGGAAGAGATGAAAGGCTTTCATTTAAAACTCCAAATCCAAAGTACCAAAAACCAATGGAAGAAATTTTACGTGAAGGTGTAGAAAAAGATTTAGCTGATATTAATAAAGAAGCAGAACATGAAGTTCTACAATCTAAACTAGATAAAATTGATGCTTTAATTGATAGTCGTAAATCTAAACTTAGTAAATTAGACGAGGATGAAGATATGAAAGCTTTAACTGACAAGAAAAAAGTTAAAGAACTTGAAAAAGATATTAAAGCTTTAGAAAAAGCAAAATCTAAGGTTGAAAAAATGCTTAGCAAAACTAAAGGTAAGAAAAAAGAAATCATTGATGAAGATGAACCAATTGAAGAAGCTGAAGGAGATTTAGATCCTAAAGAATTAGATGCTGCTGAAGCATCAATAAAAAGTATTCAAGCTTTAGCAGATAAAATATCTAAAACAAAACTTTTTGAAGAAGATCCTGAAGAATCTGAAGAATATTAAATCATGAATAAGCAACTCTTAATAGAAACCAGACATTTTGTTCCCCAACCTGTTCGCCTTTTAGAAGGATTAAAAGGTAATGGAAATATCTTTGTTGAAGGTATTTTAGCTACCGTGGAGGTTAAAAACGGTAACGGAAGATACTACAAACGTGAGTTGTGGGAACGTGAAATTGACAATTTCCAACAAAAAATAAACCAAAAAACAACAGAAACATGTGGTGAATTAGATCACCCTGATTCTCAAGTTATAAATTTAAAAAATGCATCCCATGCCATTAGAAAAATGTGGTGGGATGGAGATGAAATATGGGGAACAGTTGAAATCTTTTCAGACCCAGGACCAAAAGGAACAGTATCTGGTCGTATAGCGGGTGCTTTAGTTAATAATGGTTTAACAATTGGTATTTCTTCTCGTGGAATGGGTTCCCTCAAACAAATGGGTGAAACAATGGAAGTACAAGATGACTTTGAATTATTAACTTGGGATCTAGTTTCTAATCCTTCAAACCCTGATTCATGGATGAAAAATGGCCAATTAAACGAATCAAGAACAACATATTTAGATCCATATGCACGTACAAATTCAATTTTAACTGAGATTTTGTGTGCAAAAGGCACATGCCCGATATTTTAAAATATACAAACCGGTGAAAAATTGCTTTCTTTTTGAGAGCTTTTTTTATTTTTTGTAATTTTTCCATCCCCCCCACATATATATAACGTGAATATGCTGCCCCTCATAACTATGTAGCATTATATTAATGAAATTCTATTACGTTTGATAAATAAACGTACTTTCCCAACAAAAAATTTAGGAAAAATGGCAAAAAACAGAGAAATGCTCAAAGAAGCAATCGCTGAAGCTAAAGCTGTAAAAGAAATGGCAATAGCAAACGCAAAAGCAGCTCTAGAAGAAGCCTTTACACCTCAACTTAAATCAATGTTATCTTTGAAACTTCAAGAAATGGAAATAGAAGAAGCTAAAGACGTAGAAGAAACGAATGAAGCTGAATACACGGAAATGGAAGAAGTAAAAAAAGACACGATGGAAGTTGATTTGGAAGAGCTTTTAGCAGAGCTAGAATTAGAAGAAGATGATGATGTAGAAGAAAATCTTTATGAAGCTGAAGAAGAAGGCGAAAAAGAAGGTGAAGAGGAAGAAGGCGAAGAAGGTGACATGGAAATGGAAGACCTTTCAGACGATGAAATTAAGGAAATGATTGAAGACGTAATCGCACAAATGATTAAAGACGGTGAGTTAGAAGCAGGACCTGAATTTGAAGGTGAAAAAGAAGGTGAAGAAATGGAAATAGACACTGAAGAAGAGAAAGAAGTAGATTTAGCAGAACTTTTAAGAGAAATCGAAGAACTAGAATCTTTAGAAGAAAGAAAAAAATCTAAAGAAGAAAAATCTAAAGAAGAAAAATCTAAAGAAGAAAAATCTAAAGAAGAAAAATCTAAAGAAGAAAACGATAAGAAAAAACTCAAAGAAGAACTTGAAGAAGCTTATTCTACAATTGAAACTTTAAAAACAGAAATTAACGAAATCAATTTACTAAACGCTAAGTTACTCTACTCAAACAAAATCTTCAAAGCTAAAAACTTAAACGAAAATCAAAAGGTAAAAGTATTAAGTTCATTTGACAAAGCTAAAAACGTAGGTGAAGTAAAAATGGTATATGAAA